ATTATTAATAAACGAACCTTTTTGTGTATTTTTAGTATCAGTATGTGTCATATTAGTTCTAACTGCATCTTCAACTTTTTTCCATACTTCGCCGTCATACCTGAACAATCGATTAGGAATAAAATCAGTTCTTAAAAAATAATCACCAGGTGCATTTTCAACAGGAAACCCAGTTCCTGATCCAAAAGGAGAGCCATTTGGCGGAAATCCGTCACCTACAAGATAGCCTGGATATCCACTGCGCAATGGAGTCTGAAATACAGCATCACTAGTAATTACACCATCGGCTGTTAATTGATCAGTGTCAGCACTTACTAAAGCAATTTCATTGTTTTCATCTAAAACAATAGTATAAAAATGACTGGTATCATAACCGCTTAATGGTGCATCGTTTTCTGCTTGATTAATTACAGCAGAATTAATCTGTAATTCTGTTTCGTAAGTGGATAGTACATCTCTAAGAGTTTGATCGCTTCCTTCCTCGACAGGTAAGTCAAGAATATCTTTGTATTCCTGACTGTCATAAATCTGTTTTAATTTCAGTCGGTATAAATGAGGATACCAAGTTTGACTGTATCCGTCGGCTGCACGATTTACATCTTCAACTACATAAAATCTTTTCAATGCTACACTGAGATCATTTAAAGCATATTCGTCTTTTAAATGCGGTAATTCTACAACATCTCCGCTGAGTATTTTTCTACCTATGGTTTTTACACTGCTGTTAATGTGTACAGTAAGAAACAATGTATCATTGCTTAAAAATAAACCAAATTGACTAAGGTCAAAATCTGCATCTTGAACATTATAATGACCTCTAATGGTATATACATCTTCGTCATACTTTCTATCTCTATTTTCTAAAAATAACAAATCCTGTATATTAGTTTCATTTACTGCATCATAAACTGGTTGATCGGCTGACGAATTCACTTCAGAAGTAGTTTTAGGGCCAAGATATTTGTGAAGAACAACATCTGTACCTCCAACGGTAAATTGTTCAAATATAACTTTATCCATAAAGTCGTAATCTTTGCTTTTTTCTGACCTATATAAACTGAGACGTGGCATAGTTATATTTATGCTACAATTAATTTACTGTATTTTATGATTTATACTATCTAATTTTGATACTTTTACGATAAATACTGCACGGAGTATATTATGGCAGATACCAACACTGAAAAAAAAGAAATTTTTGATTACGTTAATGCATTCTTAGGCGGAGGAATGATTGATGTTGAATTGGATCCTATTCATTATGAAACTGCTTTAGACAAAGCATTAAGCAAGTACAGACAACGCAGTGAAAACAGTGTCGAAGAAAGTTATTTAACATTGCCTATTGAACAGGATAAAAATGAATATATATTGCCACAGGAAATAATCGAAGTTCGTAAAATTTACAGACGCAGCGTCGGTAGTCGATTGGGTGCTAGTGCTGATGGCGGCAGCTTATTTGAGCCGTTTAATTTAGCATATACTAATACTTATCTTTTAGCAGGTAGTGGCATTGGCGGACTTGCTACTTATGATATGTTTGCACAACAGCAAGAACTGGTTGGAAGAATGTTCGGTAGTTTTATGGAATTTACATGGAATACCAGTAATAAAAAATTAACTCTATTGCAGCGACCAAGAGCAGAAGAAGAAATATTGTTAGAGTCATATAATTATAGACCAGACTTTGAACTTTATAGAGATTACAAAGTTTATCAATGGATAAAAGATTATACATTGGCAAATTGCAAATATATGCTAGGCGAAGCAAGAAGCAAATTCAGTACCATTGCAGGACCTGGCGGTGGCACCACTTTGAATGGCGATACATTAAAGTCTGAAGCACAACAAGAGATGGAAAAATTAGAAGACGAACTTGCAACAGCTCTTGCTGGCGGTGTGGGTTATAGTTTTCTTATAGGATAAAATTATATTATATAATAAAAATATTGACAAATGATCGATCTTATAATAATATAAATTATGAAATTAAAGTTATTGGTAATCGGCCATGGAAGACATGGTAAAGACACTGTATGTGAAATTTTAAGAGACAAGTATAATTATAGCTTTGAGTCAAGCAGTCGTTTTTGTTCTCGTAAATTTATTTTCAATAATCTAAAGGACAAATATGGATATGATAACGAAGAACAGTGTTATGCTGACAGGCATAATCACAGAGCAGAATGGTATGATGCTATCTGCAATTATAATGTTCCTGATGCAAGCCGTTTAGGTAGAGAAATATTTCAAGAACATGATATCTATTGCGGACTGCGCAACAAAAAAGAATTTCATGCAATGCGTAATACAGGCGTTTTTGATTATGCCATTTGGGTTGATAGGTCTGACCATTTACCCAAAGAAGCAAAGACAAGTATGAGTCTTGAGCAATGGATGGCCGATTTTACAATTGATAATAATGGAACATTGCAAGAACTCGAATTTAATGTTTCTCAACTGCTTAAAAATATTGACTCATATTCAGTAAATTAAAGTTAATACACGCATTTTTAACGGTCAAACCCCTATTTTCTCTAAATCTCTGCTAAATAACAATAACAGAGATGACTCATAGGAGAAAATAACAATGGCATTAGTATCACCAGGTGTTCAGGTAAATGTAATAGACGAAAGTTTTTACACGCCAGCTGAACCAGGAACAACACCAATAATTTTTGTTGCAACAGCAGAAAACAAACTCAACGGAGCCGGCGACGGTATTGCGCCAGGCACACTCAAAGAAAACGCTGAACGAGTATTTTTATTGAGTTCTCAAAGAGATTTAGTTGAAACTTTTGGTGATCCAGTATTCAAAACAGATGCTAACAATAATCCAATACACGGCGGCGAGCAAAATGAATATGGTCTACAAGCTGCGTACAGTTTTCTCGGCGTAAGTAATCGTGCATATGTTGTGCGTGCAGATACAGATCTTAATGCACTGACTGCTAGTGCAACTGAACCAGTCGGCGATCCTGCAGATGGTACTTGGTGGTTAGACACACAGAATACTCAGTGGGGCATATTCCAATGGGACGGTGCTAGCATTGTCACTGAAACTGGCCAAACATTTCAAAATCAAGATACTATAGTTATAACTGACCAGAGTCAAACTACAGGAAGTTCTCCATTTGCTCCAAAAGCTTCAGTAGGAGCAATCGGCGAGTATGCTGTAGTAGCTGTTACTAATACTATTAGAATTTGGTACAAAAATGCAGAAGGCAACTGGGTAGAAGTAGGTTCACCTCAATGGAAAAGCAGTTGGCCAAGTGTAGTAGGGTCAACTAATCCTAATGACAGTACAAGTATTACAGATGTTAATGACACATTTACACTTAACGGTAATACTATTACCACTACCGGTACAACATTACAGGACTTGGTTTCAGATATAAATGTTGAAGGAATTCAAGGCATTAGTGCTGCAATAGTTGATGCTGCATTGGTTATCTATAACGACGGTTCAGGACAAGATACAATTGTATTATCAGATGGGACAGGAAATCCGTTAGAAGCAGCTGGCGTTGAACCAGGTACATATTATGCTCCAAAACTTCAAATTAGCGAACACACCGATGTTCCAGAATACAAAACCAACGACGTTAATCCTAGACCAACCGGCAGCCTATGGATAAAAACCACTGAACCGAATCTTGGTGCTAAATGGTCAGTCAAAATTTTCAATGGAGATACTGGTTTATTTGAATCTCGCACTACTCCGTTGTATGAAACAAATCATCAAGCCTTGTTTGCATTGGATCGCAGCGGCGGCGGCACCAATATTTTACCGGGCAATGTTTATGCAAGTTATAATGTTGCAGAGGATACTCCTGAACTAGCAACATTTAAAATTTTTGTTAGAAGCTCATCAGGTCCTACTACAATAACATCTTCAAAAATAGAAGGTATTACAGCAGGTACACGTAGTTTTAGCATAAGAGAAAGTTTAGTTGGGTCAAGCGATCTAACACAAGGTAAATCAATTGAAGTTGAAACAAATAACGATGCAACAGATGCAGAAGCTATTGCAGCAGCTATAAACAGTGCTAATCTTGTTAATGTTTCTGCAAGTGTTGATAGCCAGAACAGAGTTGTTATATCTCACAAAACCGGAGGCGAAATACGTCTAGTTGATACCAATGGATTGCTTGCTTTAGCAGGGTTTGATCCTGCTACAACTGTGAATCTTTATTATACACCGGGTACAGACAATACTACTGATCCTGCAGAATTTACAGGTAGCCTGTGGCAGCCTTTAGAATATGTAGCCAGTGATGATACTCCATCAAGTATTCCCGAAACTGGTACGCTTTGGTATAGCAGTATCATCGACGAAGCGGATATTATGGTTCATAATGGAAATACATGGGTCGGATTATTGCATGATACTTCGCCATATTACAATATTGATTCCTCACTTGCACCAGATCCTTCTGGACCTTTTGTGCAAGCAACTGAACCTACTGGAGCAGATCGTACTGTTGGATCTGCACTTGTAACGGGCGATATTTGGATTGATACATCTGATATTGAAAATTATCCGACTATATATCGTTACAACAGCGTACTAGGAAAGTTTGTACAGCTCGATTCAACAGATCAAACCACTGAAAATGGTGTTTTATTTGCAGATGCAAGATATAATACCACAGGAGCAAATTCAAGTGAAGCAGGATTAATTGAAAATCTACTAACAAGTGATTATCTAGATCCAGATGCTCCTGATCCTGCTCTTTACCCAAAAGGCATGCTATTGTGGAATTTACGTAGAAGCGGATTTAATGTGAAGCGTTTTGAACGCAACTACATTGATCTAAATGCAAATAATGCTCGTAACGGCGACGAAGATATGGGTAACTATTATCCACACCGTTGGGTTACTGAAAGTGCTAACGATGCCGACGGTAAAGGCAGCTTCGGACGTAAAGCACAGCGTAAAGTAGTTGTTCAAAGTCTACAATCATTGGTAAACAGCAACAACGACATTCGAGATACTGAATCAAGACTTTTCAACCTTATATCTTGCCCTGGGTATCCTGAACTGATTGGCGAAATGATTAGTCTAAACAACGATCGAGGTTTAACTGGATTTATTGTAGGAGATACACCATTTAGACTTACTCCAGATGCTACATCATTAAACGAATGGGGATCAAATGCAAATAATGCAGTTGAAGATAGCATTGAAGGTTTAGTAAGTACAGACGAATACCTAGGTGTTTATTATCCATCGGGCTTTACCAGTGATAATGCAGGTAATAACATAGTTGTTCCTCCGAGTCATATGGCACTAAGAACACTGGCGTTGAATGACCAAGTAGCATTTCCATGGTTTGCACCTGCTGGCACAAGACGCGGTAGTGTAACAAATGCAACTGCTACTGGCTATATTGACAACGAAGGTGAATTTGTTAGTGTAGCACTAAATGAAGGACAGCGAGATACTCTTTATCAAAACAATGTTAATCCGATCACTTTCTTAACAGGCGCTGGGTTGGTTATATTTGGTCAAAAAACTCGTGCAAGAAATGCTTCTGCACTTGATAGAGTAAATGTTGCTAGATTGGTAATATATCTGCGCAGTCAGTTAAATCAACTTGCAAAACCTTTCTTATTCCAGCCAAATGATAGAGTAACCAGAGACGAAATTAAACAGCAAACTGAAAGTCTACTGGTTGAATTGGTAGGATTAAGAGGATTGTTTGATTTCTTAGTAGTTTGCGACGAATCAAACAATACACCAGCAAGAATTGACAGAAATGAGTTGTATCTAGATATTGCAATTGAACCAGTTAAAGCAGTTGAATTTATTTACATTCCATTGAGAATTAAAAACACTGGAGAAATCTCAGGTCTATAATATCATAAAGTAGGGGGTTAATTTTTTATCCCCCTACTATGATAAATATTATTGAAGGAGAACATAGATGGCAATCTCAACACTGACAAAAATTACTGTGCCGTTAGCAAATAATACCAGTGCTAATACTCAAGGCCTGTTGATGCCCAAGTTACAATATCGTTTTAGAATTACATTGGAAAATTTTGGAGTATCAAACGAAACACAAGAACTTACGAAGCAAGTAACTGAAGCAACTAGACCTACTTTACAATTTGAAAACATTGAATTAAATGTTTACAATAGTAAAGCAAATATTGCTGGCAAGCATACATGGAATGAAGTAAATGTTACTTTAAGAGATGATGTAAACGGTAATGTTAGCAAACTAGTCGGTGAACAATTACAAAAGCAATTTGACTTTTTTGAACAAAGCAGTGCTGCATCAGGCATTGATTATAAATTCACTGAGAGATTGGAAATTTTAGACGGTGGTAACGGAGTAAATGAACCAGCTGTGCTAGAAACATGGGAACTGTACGGTTGTTATTTGACCAATGTTGATTATGGTAGTTTATCATACGCTACTAGCGATCCTGCAACTGTTGCATTAACAATCAAGTATGATAATGCAATTCAAACGCCACAAGGCGACGGCGTTGGCGCAGCAGTTCCAAGAAATCAAAGCAGCCTAGTAACAGGCGGCGGATCATCATAATAGATATTTGATACTTTTTATTACAAGGGGCCAATGTGCCCCTTGTTTTATATGTAGATTTTACTCTCGATAAATACAGTATGTCATATTTCTCTAAATATCTAAATTTTTTTAACGGTGACAAAGGTATATTAGGCGATTATACCCATGCATCAGATTTGTATATTCGTAATAATTTAAGACTTGCTCCTAAAACTAAATTTTTATATCATGTAGTCTTTGATATTAATGCTAATGCTATTAACAGTTTAGGCAGAAGTGTAGCAGGGGTGTTAGATACTAGAGAGTTTAATTTGTTAGTACAATCTGTTGAACTGCCCAGTTTTAGTGCAGATGTAGACACTAAAAATCAATACAATAGAAAAAGATTGATACAAACTAAATTTAATTACGAACCTACAACGTTAAATTTCCATGATGATAATGCAGGCTTAACTACTCTGCTATGGGAATCATATTTTAGATATTATTCGCAGGATCCTAATTATGCAAGATTAGACAGTACAGGAAATCCTTCTACAACTGTGCCTAGCAGCTATAGCAAAAATCCAGATAATATCTATGCAGGTGAAAACTCCAATAGATTTAGATACGGTTTAGACAGATCAAGAATTACTAATGCACCTTTTTTTAATAGTATTACAGTATATCAGTTACATCCGCAAAATATAAAAAGCACATTTACTAGTTTTACACTGATAAATCCTTTAATTATTAGTTTGCAGCATGATCAAATGGATCAAGATGTTAACGGATTTTCAAAAACAACAATGCGTATTCAATACGAAAATGTAATCTACGGAAGAGGATTAACTGACAGGGATAATCCTGCCGGCTTTGCTAATCCTGATCACTATGATGTAACACCAAGTCCGTTGCAATCAAATTCTCCAATTGAATCGCTGTCAGGATTAGAATCACTAATTGGTCTGTTTTCAAGTCTCTTTAACGATGAAAGATCTGCTAATTTTATACAAGCTCAGCTTAATACTGATCGTCGTTTGGCCAAGGGTGTTCCAAGTGTTATTGATACACAACAGCAGAGATTGTTACAACAACAAGAGAGCAGTCAACGATTACCTGAAAATATAGTAATTAACAAAAGTGTAAATAATTCTGTTACGGTGTCTACACAAGCAGATGTAGATATTGTAAATAATTTATTTGTTCAGCCTACTAGACAAGCACAAAATATTTTAGAAGAAAATCAAATTGCAAGACAAAATTTTGCATTTTTTAGTGCAACTATAAATGATCCAGGAGTAAATGAATTATTACCTAGCCAATTTCCAACAAATGGAAATTTTCAAGATAAACGTGCGGCATGGAATGAATTGCCTGACAGTTTAAAAGAAAATATAGGTAATTATGCTGCTGAAAATTTTGTCGAAATAAGGAGTAAATTTAGATGAGCTCAATTAACAATGAGAGTATCGATCAAAAACAAGACAGTGCATCTGAAGTAAAAGAATTTTTTGACAAATATCTAGTTAAAAAAATCAGTTTAACCAGTAATCAAGTTAATTCAGTAATCGGTTTTTTTGAAAAAAGAGGTTTTGGCAAACAAAGTGCTATTGCAATTTCTACAGTGCTATTACAACAGGCAGACATAGACGGAGTTAATGTATTTAAATTGTTAGATACATTAAAAGGGTTAAACGAAGTACAACTTAATAATCTTGTGTCTACAATATTAAATTCCAATAGGAGTAGATTCAGTAGCATTGGATATCGCACAAATCTGCCTGCACAAACCAGAGAACAGAGAAATATACGAGTATAATGGCACAATTTGCACAAGGAAAATACACATTAAAAAATCCTGACAAATATATAGGAAACAAAACTCCTACATATCGCAGTGGTTGGGAATTTGCTTTTATGAGGTTTTGTGACAATAACGAATATATAACAAAATGGGCCAGCGAAGCAATACGTATTCCTTATAGAAATCCTTTATCAGGAAAATATACAATATATGTACCAGATTTTTTTATAGTTTATGTTGATCGCAATAACAAACAGCATGTAGAGCTAATTGAAGTTAAACCAGCTAATCAAACTATTAAAGAAAAAGTAGGAAAAAGCAAAGTAAATCAAGCACATTGGATTGTAAATCAAGCTAAATGGCAAGCTGCTAGAGCATATTGTCAACAAAAAGGAATGGTTTTTAGAATTGTAAACGAAGGTGATATTTTTCATCAAGGAAGACGTAGATAAATAATATTAGTATATAATGGAAATCACATATGACAAAAAATTTAGAAAACATGCTTAATCTTCCAGAAGATAATAAAAAACAAAAAAAATCAACACCTGCTACAGAGCAACATGAATCCACTTTTAGAGACATTGCTGAATTTGATAAAATTAGTAATGCATTGCCTGCTGTAAAAGGTCTTGGTGATATGGCAGACAATGAACTTAACGAAGTAGCCGATAAAGCAATGACTGCATATGATGATTTAATGGATCTAGGAATGAATGTGGAAGCACGTTATAGCGGCAGAGTTTTTGAAGTAGCCGGAACAATGTTAAAAACTGGTCTTGATGCTAAAGTTGCAAAACTGGATAAAAAACTAAAAATGGTCGAATTACAACTTAAAAAAGAAAAACAGGACAAAGATTCGTCAAAAAGTCCAGGTGGTATTCAAGAAGGCGATGGTTATATAGTCAGTGATAGAAACAGCTTGCTCGAACAGCTAAAAGGCATTGATAAAGATAAATAGTATTATATTAGGAATTTATTATGAAAAGTTTTATTGATTTTTTAGCCGAAAGTAAAAAAACATATGAATTTAAAATCGGTGTTGCAGGAGAATTACCTGAAGAATTCACTGATCATATGGAAACTGCACTACAAAAATTTGGTATACAAAAATTATCTCCGGGTAAAAAAACACCAATTCAAGAAAGACCGCTGGATTTCCCTCAATTGCAAAATATGGAAGTTACTTATTATCAAGCTGAAGTTACATATCCAACTACACCTCATGTATTACAGGAATACATAGGAAATGTGTGCGGAGTAGAACGCAGCCATGTTATCGTAAGATCACCAGATGAACCACAAGAACTATATCAAGAGGATCAAAGTGATACAGATGAAACATATGAAGTTAAATTGACCAAAGAAGAATTAGAAGGTATCAGTGCTCAGGAAAGTGTCGGCGAAGATAGAGTTATGAATTTATTAAAAGAGCTAGAATCTGCAAGAAAAGAAAATACTGCTGATCCAACAAAAGATGTTAAATCAGGTGAAAGCAAAGACATAGGCGATACTCAAAATACAAAAAGCACACTAGGAGCGTAAAATGAAAATTTCAGAAGTCAAAATTGTGCTAGAGAATCCACAATTTAACAGACAAATTCGCAATCAAATTAGAGAGTTACGCAATCAATTTCCCAGAGGATCTGATGAACGAACTCGGTTGAATAACTATATGAATAGTATCGGAAGAAATACTCCTTCTGAAATAACTCGCCTGTATGCTAGACTAGCTATGGAAAGAGACTATACTCCAGACACTTCTTTGAGTAGCGCCGATGAAGTATGGAATCAAATTAGAGATGCACGTAATGAATTACCTAGGGGGTCTGACGAACGTGCTCGATTGAGCAATATTATGAATCAAATCAACAGAGAAACTACTCCTCCGGAAATAGCTGCAATGTGGCTTATCCGCGCCGCGTCTGGTGGAAATCAAACACCAGACCCAGATACTGATGATCTACGAGGACGTGATCAAAGAGATGTACCTGCACAGCAACAG